TTCCAGAGGCAACTAACCAATTAAATACTCAGGTTGCTGGTACTAAGACACAACCAGCTCCAACTAATGTATCGAGTAGCACATTTGCACCCTCAACGGTTCAATCGAATACTGTGATTTATACTAAATCAGACTCTAAAGTAAATAGATAAGGTGAATAAATGGCTTCATTACAGTTCCCAACTAAGGTTCAACCTACAACGTTTTTTACAATTCAGATTTTTAATGTTGTAGGTAAGTCATACAAAGATATCGCTACGGGTACAAGTGTTCAGGCATCATATACCCAAGGTTCAACTATCCACTTACCGTTGCCAACCTCGGGTATCGTAGATAACTACACATTAAGATTTGATGATGCTAAAACTGCCACAGCAGCCGCACTTAATAGCATTTCCGCTGGGGCTAGGGAGTTAGGTGCAAACGTAGCTAAATCCGCAGCACAAGCAACTGGAGTCTACGATACTGCATCTCTGCATACTGGTATAGCAATTGATCCTAACATTACTCCATTGTTTCGTGGGATTGATTTACGAACAATGAGTTTCCAGTGGGATTTGATTCCAAGATCAAAGAGTGACTCACAAGCAGCAGCTAATATCGTTGAAACTTTAAGACTAGCTAGTCTGCCTGGTGTGGTTGGCAACTCTGTTAGCTCTGTGTTGACATTCCCATCTGCTTTTGGATTGTCAATTGTTATTAATGGGAATGATTCCCTTAAATCAATGCCAAATCTAAAGTCATCTAAGGGTGACCAATATAATTGGATCTGTGAAGGGTTTAATGTAACTTACAATAGCGGTGCACCTTGGAGTCAGTTTATTGATGGTGAACCTACAATGATTAGCATCCAGATGAACTTTAAAGAAATGAATAAACAGCATCGAGGTGCACAGGCTTCAACTGGAGCTGAGTCAGTGCTAATAGGAATGATGGAAACTGAACAGACTCAAACTGGAACCGGTCAGCAAACAGCTTTAACAGGACAAGGGGTTAATTAATGGATTATTTTGATGTATTCCCCAGAGTAACAGTTAACGGTATTGAGGTTGTTGATATTTCCCGAGCGCTTACTCATAGAAATAGCTTATCAGAATACTTAATGAACTATATTGTCCCGGAAGGCCAAAGCGCAAACGATGTCGCTTATAACTTATATGGCCGAGATGAACTGTATTGGTTAATCTATCTTGTTAATCCTGGATATATTTTTAATGAGTTCTTATCCTCAACAGAATTTCAAACCTATATTAATGACAATTTTAATGTAACCGCTCTACAGTTTAGCCACTCACTAAACTTATTGCCACCTATTAACTCTCCAGTTGGCCTTAAAGTCTATCTAGCATCTGACACAAATAACGAAAAAGAGTTGCCGATTAGAGAGATTAATGTGTATCGTAGACAGATTATCCTCGATAAGCTATACAATGAACCCGTTAAGGTTTATTATACTTTCAATGGCCAAGTTGTTCGCGTTGAGGATTACGACTTAATTAGAATCTACTTAGATATTGATTATATTGATGATAATTATGTTGCATACGATGAAAGTGGTATCCCACTATTTTACTTCTTTAAATCAGTTTACCAAAACTTAACAAGACATTTCACATATAACGGTATTGCATATGATCGGTATCCAGATGGAATCGATGAACTACTTGTTACTCCATACACTTATTACGAATACGAAGATGCTTTAAACGAATATAAAAGGAATATCCAAGTAATTCGACCAGAGTTTAAAAATGATGCACTTTCTATTATTACAGATTTCGCGGAAGCACTAAACAATGGCTGATATCGTACAACACCGTGGTAAGTGGACTCTTTTAACATTCACTATGCAAACTCGTAAAGGGTTGATCCAGTTAGCAGAATTACAGAACGGAGTAACTTTACATTCGGGTGTTCACTCCCCCACAATATCCGGCACAATTAAAATCTTAGATAGAGCAGATGTCTTAACAAAGTATGATATTACTGGTGGCGAAGAGATTATCCTTGAATATCAAGTCTCAGATGATAAGAAGATTAAACATAAGCTAATGTTAACTCGGATTTCTGATGAAGCATCAGAAACTAACGAATCTGCTAAAAGATATGTTTTAGATGTTGCCTCTGCTGACTATCCTAAGTTCTTAGAACAATATGCTATGAGCTTTACTGGATTAGTGTCTGGTATGATTGATAGATTCTTTAAAACTAAGATTGCTTCACATAAGAAACTGGATGTTAAAAGCACAACTCAATGGCCTATGCACTTTGTTACTAATATGTGGACTGGGTTTAATACAGTAGACTTCTTAGCTTCGAGAGCATACTCTACTAATGGCCATAGTGGGTTTCACTTCTACGAGACCTGGGAGAGTTACGAATTTGCGAACTTAGCAGATGAGTTTGAGAAGCCACCTGTTGCTACTTTTATTAAGAAAGAAGAAACTAATCCAAATAACTTAACATACTCAGTCTACGACCAAATCAAAGTTCTTCAATTGGGCTCATATGATGATATGATTAATAGTGGATACTCTAGCACTGCACACTTCTACGACCATATGAATAAGAGCTATATACCTAAAAAGGTTGAAAGTCACCCATTTGATAGACAGACTATTAATAGCAAGACTACCCCACAAACTTCACAATACTTGCGCTTTAATTATAATAAGTCCCACCCAAAAATGACTCAACCTCATTTGAAAGATATTCTCCAAAAGAGAAACATTGAACAAGGCACGTTTGAGGATGTTAGGATTGAGATTAGAGTTCATGGACATTCTGTGAATAAGCCTGGTATGCCTGTAGTGTTAAAACATCTAGATGTTGAAAGAGAAGAAAAGGGTGACCGCAATAACTTGGACCCAATTCAAGGCAAATATATTATTGAAACAATTATTGATACTTTAGGTGATGAGTGGATACAAACACTTACCTTAAAGAAATTTAAAAAGGTTAAAGCATGAACTTAGCAACTAACGCTAACGTCTTTATGGGTTCTGTTGTTAATATCATGGATCCTCTTAAAGCTAATAGGGTTCAGGTTAGACTGTTTGGTCTACATGAAGTACCAAGTACAGATTTACCAAACGATGACCTAATTTGGGCATTAGTGTTGATGCCAAATATTGGTAGCTCCATGACTGGATTAGGACACTCAACTCACGCACTAAAGAACGCATCTATTGTAGCTGTTCAGTTCGTCGATGGCCCAGATGAACAAATCCCAATGGTTATTGGTACTATACACGGAATCCAGTCTGAAGAGTTACCACAGCTATTCAAAGACCCTAATGGACAATTCCCTTTGAAAGATCGTTTGGGTGAGTCAGATGTGAATAGACTTGCTAGGAATGAGAAGATTGGAGAGACTATTGTTCCTAAGAAAGAGAAAACCTCAGGGGTTGACAATGTAACTGGAACATGGAGTATGCCACCCGAACCATATAATGCTCAGTACCCATTTAATCAAGTAGAAGAAACAATCTCAGGCCATATTATTGAAAAGGATGATACTCCTGGAGCAGAAAGATTGTTAGTATGGCATAAGACTGGAACTTATACTGAATTTCATCCTAATGGTGATGTTGTTCATCGCTCAACTAATAATGAATATGTACACATTAAAGCAGACTTCAACGTATATGTAGAAGGTAACTGTAACTTAACTGTCAAGGGCGACTTAAATACAAGGGTTTCTGGAAATGAGAATCGTCATATTACAGGAAATCTAACTGAAAAGATTGATGGTGCATGTACACAACATGTTTCTGGGGATACTGTTATAACAGCAGCTAATATCTACTTAAACTAAGACAAGGAACATAAAATGGCTCTAAGTGTTTCGAGGATAACTGATCATGATTCTGCCGGTGATGTAACAATTACAGGGTCGACTAATGTGTTCGTAAACGGCCTAGGTGTTCAGCGGGTAACTGATCGTGATTTTAATCCTGATACTGGCAGTGATACAATGGTAACCGGTAAGAGTAATGTGTTTGTAAACGGCCTACAAGTTACTAGGGTAACTGATCTTGATTCTGGTCGTGATACAATGGTAACAGGATCCCCGAATGTTTTTACTGATAGGTAACTAAAATGGCAAAATACGTAGATTTAACAGCTTCTATTAATACCAAGCATCCCATTAGTGGAGATATTGGTAAATTAACAGATAGCATTGCGATTAATAACGCTATTAAGAATCTTTTATTCACTCGAAAAGGCACAATCCCTCATAATCGTTATAAAGGCACAGACCTTTGGAAACTAATCGGCGAGATGAATACTGTGATTACTAGACATAATATTAAACTCCAAATTGAGCAAACTATACTAGACTTTGAACCTAGAGTTAAACTCTTAGCTGTCCTTGTTGAGAAAGATGCACAAGATGAAAATAAGGTGAATATTGCTATTGGGTATAGTATCATAGCAACAAATCAACAAACAGTGTTACAGTTAGACCTCTCACTCAATCGTTAAGATAACTTTGGTGGTTTCTTCTACCTTAAATATAGGTAGAAGACTTAACTGGGACCACTACAATGAATAACATTGACGTATCAAGAATTTCGTTTACAGATCTAAAACAAGCATTTGTAGACTTTGCTAAGACCAACCCAAATTATACAGATTGGCAATTTGAAGGTTCTAACATATCATTCTTGATTGATATGTTGACGTATGCTACCTACTACACTAATACCTATCAGAGTTTCGCATTAAACGAAACATTCTTGGATACTGCAACTCAAAGAGCAAACATAGTTGCCAAAGCTAAAATCCACGGATATATCCCAAAGTCACGCAGAAGTGCAAATATACCTATCCGAGTTGACTTAGATAAAGCCGCAGTTCTTGCTGATGGTGTTTACCTACCAGATTCATTAACCTTCCCTAAAGGTACCCGCTTTACTGTAAAGATTCTAGATACAGACTTCACCTTCACTACACTAAGAACATATTCAATCTTTAACGATGCTGGTGTCTATAAGATTGATGATATGTTATGTTACGAAGGCATTGCTAGATCTGATATTGCTTATTATAGCCTTAATAGCAAGATTCAGTTACCAAGGAATATTGATGTTACTTCACTATCAGTAGTAATCGATGGGACTGAGTGGGTTTATGCTGAGAGTGGTATTAGATACAATGAAAAATCTAAGATCTACTATATTCAAGAAAATAGCTTGGGCTTGTTTGAAATCTACTTCGGCGATGACGTTGTTTCTGCCCAACCCCCGCTAAACTCTAAGATTGAACTCTTCTACTTAGAGTCTTCTGGTGTTGCAGCTAATGCTGGTGTTGCGAACTTTGAGATTGCATATACCGATGTCCTTGTTGTTGATCGGGTTGATTATACAAAATACCTATCCTTTACACCACTCGATAAGCCAGGCAACGCAGTTGAACGTGAGTCAGCTGAAGATGTTCGCAAAAACTCATCCTATGCAGCAGTTTCACAAAATCGTGCAGTAACTGTTCGCGATTATGTATATGTAATGGATAACATCTTCTACGATACAATTATACGATCAAATGCTTGGGATATTAATGACTTAGATTATGAAAACCACAGCGCAATTGAATTGGGTAAAGTGACTATTGTATGTCAACCTAGAACGTTTAGAGTTCAGCCATATTTGACTCAATATGATCGCAATACTATTCTTAAGACTCTTAGTAGTGATTATATCCTAGGTGGTATTCGACTTAATATTATTGATCCTGTTTACTTAAAAATCAATCACTCAATTGATGTCTACTACGATGAGAGTAAACTGGATATTGAAATCTCTGCAATTAAACAGAAGATTATTGCAAACATTCGGGATTTATACGACTCTTCTATTATTAAGTTTGAGAACTATTTGCCAGTTTCTAGAATCCAGAGTGTGGTTGACTTATCTGATCGCTCAATTGTTAGCTCATTAGTTCATCCCACTGTTACTATTGAAGAAGAACTCGAAGCTGGTATTGACTTTTCATGGACAACTAACTTGAACTTAGTATTAAAGCCAGGATCAATTAGCTCAAACCTCTTTGTCTTGAGAGATGTTTCTGGTGTTATTGTTAGTGACTTTGGTAATGTTGGAACAGTCAATTATACAACTGGCGAAATTGTTATAGATATTGATAAGGTTTATGTTACAGCAGATGGTACGCTGCAATTAACATTTGAAACAGTTGATCCATTTATTAAAACAACAAAAGAGCACTTGCTAATTGATGGAGATGAAAATACATATACATGGAACTTCGTGAAGATTCAATAAAGGAATTAAGAAATGAATAATTATTTCTTGTCGAAAAACTTAGACAAATTCATCCCAAATGTTTTGTTGGATCAGGCACCCGAATTCATTGAGTTCTTTAAAACCTATCTAAACTTTTTGTCATCTGTTCAGAATATGGATGTCCTAAGCAGAATTGACTTAGACTTTATCCCAGATGAATATCTAGAAAATCTAAAGTGGGAATATGCACACGATATCCCACTGTCAAACGAAACTAGATCTTTAACTAGTACAGAAACAAAACAGCTTCTCAGAGATATTATTCATCTTAATAAGAATAAAGGTACTGTTAACTCGATTGAATTCTTGTTCAGGGTGCTGTTCCACTCGACTTTAGAAGTTGAGTTTGGCCGATATGGGTCTTATTTAGAATATAAACCCTTAGATTATAAAATCACAATTATCGATCCACTGACTCAATTAGCAGTGTCAGACCCACAGTTTAATAAGCTGAGCTATCAACCGTTCTATGTTTCTAACGAACAAGACCGAGTAGGCTTCTCGACTACTTACTTTAAGAACCACCAAGATGACACTGATCATATTTGGGTTTTAGAGTCTTCTAAGATTCATGATGGTGATGTTCTATTCTTTTACAATAGTAATACCTATGTTAAAGTCGAAACTACAAACAAATTACAGTTAGATGGGTGGCTAAGTCAAGACGAAAGATGGAAAGATACTAATAACTTCTATGTCTTGGATGAAGTTAACTCTAGGGTTGATGATGTATTCTTCCGAGAGGTTAACGGATACGATAAAGTTACTTCTCTTGATGTAATTGAAGACTCAGCAGATCTTAATTTCTATTTGTCATTCCAACAGGGCAGACTAGAGATTATTAAAACTGGGGAGGTTACTACCACCACTCCACTTAGCCGCAGCTTTGTTGTTATTAAAGACAATGTCAATTACACAGTTACTATTCAATTCTCAGTAACCCCTACTGGAATTGACTCTGTATTGATTAACGGAGTGGACCATACAGAAGAGTTCGTTAACGGATCCGGTAAGCTAACTATCCCAACTTCTAAGTTCTTAGGGTTAACTGGAATACCAGCAGTATCTACAGATGAACTTAAAAATACCCGAGACTTAATTGCTGCTTTCTCAATCTTCTTTAAGACTGATGTGAACCCACAACACTATATGGAGATTATTAGAAAGAATGTAGTACCTGCCGGGTATAGATTGGTACATATTAACTTCTTCTTATCAACTCTATTAGGGAATATTGCTACTCTAGAAGAAGAACCAACTTATAAGATTAAATATGCAGACCCTTTTGCTAAGTGTGCATTGCCATCGGTTACTATTGATTCGATTAAATATGGTGATGATTGGTTTGATGCTTTTTATAGAATCGATGACTTAGGTAATGCACAGCTGTTTAACTTTGATCCAAAAAGAGTTGAATATCAGCAAGAATGTGTCTACGGTTTAAGTACACATAACTCAAGAGCTAAGATTACAAGAACATCAAATGCTGCATTGTTATTAACACCGACATTCGAAGAGTTTATGGCAACTATTGGATCAACCGATACAATGCCTTATAGTACGATGCTGAAAATTGACGACTTTGTTGATATTAAAATTAATATATCCTCGAATAAATATATAAAAGATCCGATACTATTTGTGGTTAGTCCACAAGCTAGGGTCAGTTAAACCCAAACAATTATAAAGGTAAATCATGGCAGCTCTACTTACAAAGGAATTTAGAACCAATAACTTGGTGACATTTCTAGATAACTATTTTGGTGTCCTCCCTGTTGGTAATATGTATATGTCATTTGGTCAATCAAGTGCATGGCCAAACGATATTAACGGTAAAGACGAAAACCAATCAGGATTTATTGTACCTGCTCTTGATAACCAAACAGCAGCAACAGTATTCCGCCAAAGCCCAATCGCATCAATTAAGATTGCAGCTGGGGACGTTTCCCCTGTAATTGTTCGCAAGAACTGGGCACTTAACACTCAATATACAACCAACACTGTGGTCGTTACTGATGAATGGAACGTTTACTCTGCTAAACGTATAGTAAACAATAACACAAAACCTACTCATACTATCTACACAGATGTGAATGACGATTGGGCTTTCTTATATAAAATCACATCACCCACAATGTTTACTCGATTTGTTACTGATGAATGGATTCCTGTTATCTATAATAACAACACAGGCACAGATGGCGCAGCTGACCCAGAAGCAATCTATAAGGCTGGTACTATTACTTTTATGATTAATAAGACTATTAGCTTATCTGACTTTACACAAGAAGAACTCAATGACTTCCGTCGAATTGCTTTATGGTCTAATCCACTAAACTTGGGAGCTCGACCACTTGTTGAAACTAAAGTCCTGGCTTCTACAATGAATGTAAACTCTGGCACGATTGTCTATGTTGATAATAGATTGCCTGTTTATCGCTACACTAACCAAACCGAAGAATTTAAGATTCTAATCGGCT